CACAATGTCGTAGTCTTCTTTCTTGGCAGAGCGACGACCGTCTACTGGCTGGTACGCATACTCATCCGGGGTGTAGTCGGCGATGATGACCTTCAAGAGCTTGAACTCCTGTTTCATCGCAGCGTGGATGCGCGACTGCACAGCCGTCATCACTTTCAAAGTGCGCTCAAGGATAGCCAGAGTTGTACCCACAGGGGCTTGGCTCGACATGTCGCTGACCTTCATGTCACCACTGGATGCAAACGCACGACCCTCTTGCACGATCTGGTTGAAGAGTGTGTACAGAACCTGTGATGGCTCCTTGTACGGCAGGGGCAGAATGTTGTCGCGGATGCTGCCAGATGGGACGTCTACGTCCCGGAACTCCCCCGGTTGAATCGGAGTGTCATCACCCTTAACGCGAAGTCCGCGCGATTTAAGGCCTCCGGGGAGGTTGGACAAGGTGCCCGCATCGACGAGTTGACGGATAAGCATTGTGGCTGACTTGGCGTACCCACCGATGAGGTGGATGAGCCCGTATCCGTAAAACCCGAAGCCGGGGATGTACTGGTAGTGGACGAAGTGCTGTCGCTTGATGTGGAGTTTGTCTCCTTCATACCAATTCCTCCGAATAGCCAAAATAGTCTGCGTGCCCTTCTCGATGGTCACGACGTAAGGCAGAGCGATCCCAGTCGGCTCACCTTTCTTGTCCTTGTCCTCAAACCCCGGCAGGTCCAAGAGGACGTGCATCTCAAGGATGCGGTAGCGGTTGTCGCTGATGCCCGAGAGGCCCATCTCCTCGGCCTTTTGCTTCTCAATGTCGTCAAGCTGGTAGCTCGGCTCACCAAGCTCTACATCACGGTAGAATCCAGCGTCCATGAGCCGCATCACTTCCTGCTCAGTCTTACGCATCACGTGCGTAACCCGCTCAGCGTCCTCAATGTTCGATGCCCCATACGGCACGACGATGTCCTCGGCGGGAATAAACATCGCCACCTGACGCCCTTTGCTCGGGTCGTAGTAGACCTTTTTGAACGCAGAACCCGTAATCGGCAAGGCCCACAACAGACGCTCATGCTCGCTGCGGTACTCCGTCATCACCTCCGTTAGCTGGTAGTTCATGTCCTCTTTGACACGAGTTGCCGCTTCTTCGCGCAGTCTGTCGATCGCCCCAACAATCTGCGTTTTCACAGGTCCCATCGCTGGGAAGGTCTCCATCATTGCCTCCGACTGGAAGCGCACAACGGACTCGGTCAGCATCGGGTGAAACACACCACAAGCGCCTTGCCATGGTTCAGTCCTTTCTTCATACTTCAGACCCAAGAGCTTTAGCCCATCCACGTAGGTCTGCATCCAGTCTTTGCGGTCACCAATGTCTTTGTCAAAGTCACTAATCAAATCAGTCACTAGGCTGGCAATGTCTTTGTCGTCCATCACTTCAGCGAGGTTCGCGTCGAAGTCCTCATCTGACTCTGGCTCAGGCCGGAGTTGTATCTCCACGTCCCCCATCCCGATCGTCACACTCTCGGGGTCCTCGATCTCAATCTCGAACGCTGGCTCTGCCAACGCCGCTTCTTCTAACCCAACCGGTGCTGCATAAAGACTCTTGTCCATGCCGCCGCTGCCTGTGAATCCTGTTGCCATGATGGCTCCTTAAACTGTGTAATACCGCTCTTTGGCGCGGCGGCCTTTGAACCACTCAATCTCCTCCGGCTCATCCGTCGGAAGTCTGATGAAACCCCCTTGCCGGAAGCGCAACAGGGCCTGTGTCGTGGAGTCAACCAAGTCGTCATTTACCCCACTGGGGAAGTCGTTGCACTCCTCGATGACCTCTTGTGCCCAACGTCGCTCGGGGGCCCACACTATCCCTGAAGAAAACATATCAGAAACAGCGTTGACCCGGCTGATCTTATCCTGTCCCTTACTCGGCGTAAACTCACTCACCGGGATGCCCATGCGCCTCAACTCTTGGTACAGCGCCGCGCCGTTGGACTTCTTCTCCACAATGAACGCATCGGGTTCCCAGTACTCATACTCCTCAAACACCTTCTTTTTTAGTTCCGGAAACTCCATCCGTTTCTTGATGGCGTTGAGCAAAATGATGTTGTACGCCCCAGTCTTGTAGTGGCGGAACACCCCCCACACTGTCAAGGCGTTGTAGTCAGAGCGGTTGTTCGCCTCCTGCGCAGCATCCAAAGACATGATGATGAACTCGCACTCAGGCGGCTCCTCGTCCTCCGGCCACATCTGCCACCACTCTCTTTTAATTAGAGCGCCTTCCTCAGAGACCGGGTTCTGCATGTACTGGGCTTCCCAGTACCGCACGTCCATGCCAGCCTTCTTGGCCAGCAATTCCTCGATCGTCCAGAACTCACTCCAGAGCGGTTTGTCGTTCAAAATCGCAGGAAATTCAACGATTTCCCACTGGTCCACGTCCTCTTCCCGTGCCATCTGGCTGATGATCTGCCCAGTCAAATCGAGCTTAGACCAGCGCGTCATCACAATAATGATTGCACCACCAGGCATAAGGCGCTGAATAGGACCAGACTGAAACCACTCCCAAGCAGGAAGAAAAACGTCGGGTCGTCCAGTCTTGGCTTCTTGTTCAGAGTGAGGGTCGTCAATAATAAACAGATCAGCACCCCGACCAGCAAGAGCGCCACCCACACCAATAGCAAAGTACTCCCCATTGAAGTTGGTCCCCCATCGTGAGGCTGACTTACTGTCGGATTGCAACTCTACATTCGGAAAAATGTCCTTGTATGGGTCTGAGCCCACCAAGTTACGTACCCGACGGCCAAAATTTACCGCCAAATCGGCGGTATGAGAAGACATGATGACCTTCTTTTGGGGGAACTTGCCCAGAAACCACGACGGGGCGAGGTAGGAAATCAACTCAGACTTCCCGTGGCGGGGGGCAATGTTGACAATCACCCGTTTTTTCTTGCCTTCGGCCACATCTTCAAAGATTTTGGCCAGTCTGCGGTGGTGCGGACCGATTTTGTAGCCCGGATACACGTGTTCTGCGTACGCAAGCAGCGATTGTTGACCCACTTGCTGGACAGATTTGCTGTCCCACTCCCTCAAAAGCTCCAAAATACGCCGTTTTTCGTCTGGTGGCGCTGTCGGCAGCAAATTTTTGATGGATTGGATGTGTTCAGGCGTCAGATTCACGCTTCACCTCAACAACTTCTACATCAACTGTGCGTCTTTCGAGTTTGGCCAGCGTCTCCAGCAGTTCTTTTTCGACTTCTTCGATTGACTGAACCTTGTGCGTGACTTCTGTACGCTTCTTGAAGGCGTCCACGCCGTCGATTTCACCCAACATTCGCAGGGCTCCGAGTCGGACTTTGGCGCTTGAGTCTTCGGTTTCAGCAACGAGCCGGTTGACGATGAACTTCTTTAGATCCGCCAACTCTTGAACAATGTACGTGTCATGCTGGGCGACCATCCCCGCCAGATATGCAAGGGTGGGATTACTGTACTGCGCCAGTTGAGGCATTTGTGAGGGGTCAGTCATGAACTGATGAGCCAATTGTCTGGCCTCGTCCATGTCTGCGTCTTTAGGGAGTATAGGGTTTCCACTTAGATCGGACAGCATTTTAATTGTCCGGGCCCGCATCTCGATCTCTTCGCGTGGAGAAAGGTCGGGCATCGCCTCGGCGGCGTTGGCGGGGAGTGGGATACCACTCTCAAATTCAGGTGAAATGTATTCCATAGGAGGAAAGTCAGCACTCCTTGTGATGCACGGAATATACAGCAAGAAAAAGGCCGGTGCAAGCCCGGCCTAAAACTTTTCAACCTCAAAGGAACTCCTCCCCATACATATTAGAGGAGGTTGGGACTCCAATGGGGGGTGTTTTCCCTAAGTTTTTTGGAGTTGGCCTTGTAAGAAAAAAGACCCCCACTAGGGGGGTCAAGAGGAGAAAGCCACGAGGAGACAACTGCGTGGCGAGATGATTTTATGGGAGATTGGGAAAGTGTGGGATTGTTTGTGTGGATTAGGGTGTAGTGGCGGCGCGGGGGGACCCATTTGGGATTTGGGGTGGTGGGGTCAGCGCCAGCGCCCCGTGAGAATTTGCTTCGGCTACCCCCATTCGCTAATCTAGAGTTAATGCAACGCATGGTGCGTTGCAGATTGAAAGGGAAACATATGTTCAAGCTCTATTACAAAGGCAGTGATGTTGAGGTGGCACAGGGAGACATCATCTACATGAAGGGCGAAGCGCTCGTACTGACAGGCGACGCAGATGTTATCGACACGGGCGTTGGTAACGGTTGGCTCTTCGTTGAGACAGACCAAGGCGTGCGCTACGGTAACGACCTCGGCATCATCCACGTGTGGATGTGACAACCGCCAGCCCTTCGGGGCTGGCTTTGATACCAGTTATGTGTCCCCGCGAGCGTTGCGGGCGCGCGTGGCTAGCGCGTTGTTTAGCGGTTCACGCCCCCGTGAAAAGTTGAATAGCGTT